TACTGGACTTAATGAAGCTAGGGATGGTAGTATGCCAGATAAAAATGCTTTAGTAGGCGTGCAAAAATTAGCGGCAGCAAATTCAAATACTGCAACTCGGCATATATTACAAGCTGGATTATTTTTAACAGCTGAAACAGCTGAATGTTTATCTCTTAGAATATCTGATATCATTGAGCATTCACCAACAAAAGATGCTTTTATTCAAGCTATTGGTTCTCATAATGTAGCAACTTTAGATGAGATGTCAGATTTACATTTATATGATTTTGGTATATTTATAGAACTAATGCCAGATGAAGAAGAAAAAGCAATGCTTGAGAATAATATTCAAATGGCACTACAACAACAAAGCATAGAATTAGAAGATGCTATTGACTTAAGAGATGTAAGAAATGTAAAGTTAGCTAATCAATTGTTAAAAATACGTAGAAAGAAAAAAGAAGACAAAGATAGGAAAATTCAAATGGAGAATATCCAAGCCCAAACACAGTCTAATACACAATCGGCTCAAGCAGCTGCTCAAGCTGAAGTCCAAAAAGAACAAGCCCTAACACAAACTAAAGGTCAGTTAGAACAGATAAAATCTAGTTTAGAAATGGAAAAACTAACTAAAGAAGCTGAGCTTAAAAAAGAATTGATGGGATTAGAATTTCAATATAACATGCGACTTAAGGGAATTGAAGTCGAAGGAATGAAAGAAAGAGAAAAACAAAAAGAGGATCGTAAAGACGAAAGAACAAAAATACAAGCTACACAACAATCAGAAATGATTGAACAAAGAAATAGTGGAAAACCACCTAAAAACTTTGAGTCTGCAGGTAATGATATACTAAGTGGAGGATTTGATTTAGGAGCGTTTGAACCTAGTTAAAATTTATTAATTATTATTATATTATATTATGGAAGAAAAAGATGAACAAGTAGTTGAAGAAACTACACAAGAAACGACTGAAAAAACTAAAGAAACTCCTCAAGTAGACGAATCTAAATTTAGAAGCGCTGGAGATGATAGTGTTTTAAAAGTGGATTTAAGTAAACCACCAACGTTAAAAGAAGAAACTGAAACAGATAACACTAATGACAGTGAAGTTGTCGCGGAATCTGAAAACGTTGAATCTACAGAAAAACAAGAAGAAATACAACCAGAAGTTCAAACACAAGAAACTCCAGTATTAGAAGAAATTACTGAAGAAAAAATTGAAGAACAAGAGCAGGTTGAAGAGATAGCTGGTGCTGCTGAAGAAGCTATTAAAGAAAATATAGAAACCGGTAAACCATTACCAGAGAATATCCAGAAATTAGTGGATTTTATGGAAGAAACCGGTGGAGATTTAAATGATTATGTTAAACTTAATCAAGATTATAGTAAATTAAACGATCAAGATTTATTATATGAGTACTATAAGCAAACAAAACCTCATTTAAATAACGAAGAAATTAACTTCCTTATGGAAGATTCGTTTTCTTATGAAGAAGATATAGATGATGAAAAAGATATACGAAGAAAGAAATTAGCGCTAAAAGAGCAAGTTGCCAGCGCTAAAACCCACTTAGACGGGCAAAAGTCTAAATACTATGAAGAAATTAAAGCTGGGTCAAAATTAACCCAAGAACAACAAAAAGCTGTTAATTTCTTTAATAGATATAACAAGGAAACAGAAGAGTTAAACAAATCTGCTGAATTAAATCGAAATAGGTTTATGAAAAGAACTGATGAAGTTTTTAACAACAAGTTCAAAGGTTTTGAATATAATGTTGGAGAAAAAAGCTATAGATTTAATATTAAAGATGTTGATAAAGTTAAATCGGAACAAAGTGATATAAATCAATTCATGACAAAGTTTGTTAATGAAGATTCTACTTTGAAAGATCCAAACAAATATCATAAAGCTTTATTTACAGCTGATAATCCTGATGCTATAGCAAAACATTTCTACGAACAAGGCAAGGCTGACGCTATAAAAGAAAGCGTTGCCAAAGCTAAGAATGTAGATATGGATCCAAGACAATCTCATAAAACAATAGAGACTGGTGGGTTAAAGTTTAAAGTATTGGGTGATGATACTTCTGATTTTAAGTTGAGAATTAAAAATAGAAAATAACAATTTAAAACAATTACAAAATGGCAATTACAAGTGCAACTGCTTCTAATTTGACTCCTTCACCAGTGAAGGCTACATTAGAAAGCAATTATTTAGACTTCACTTCTGCTGATGACGGATGGGCAAAGCAATACTTACCTGACGTTATGGCTAGAGAAGCAGAGTCTTACGGAAACAGAACAATGGCAGGATTTTTAAGACAAGTTGGTGCTGAAGAATCAATGTCTTCTGATCAAGTTATTTGGTCTGAACAAGGTAGATTACACCTAGCATATAAAGGACACGTTCATGACTATGACGCTACTGCTGGTGGTATTCTTGAAATCGAGCAAGATATAGATGGTAGAACTATTACTACAACTCATGGTATTAGAGCCAACGATATTCTTTTAATCGCTCAAGAAGTTACTAACAAAGTAGCTACAGTATTAGTAAACAGTGTAGCTGATGATCTTATTACTGTATCTATGTACGATGCGGGTAACAATACTCCAACTTTACAAAACTATGGTTTCACTGAGGGTTCTGACACTAATACAGATGTAACAATCTTAGTTATTGGTTCTGAATATGAAAAAGGTGAAAACGGTAGATCTGGAGCTAATGAACCAGCTCACTTAACATATACTAACAAGCCAATTATCTTAAAAGATAAATACGAAGTATCAGGTTCTGATACTGCTCAAATCGGTTGGGTAGAAGTTTCTTCTGAAGATGGTACTGGAGGTTACTTATGGTATATTAAAGCTGAGGCTGAAACTAGAATGAGATTTAACGACTATTTAGAAATGTCAATGTTAGAAACTGTAAAAGGTGATGCTTCTCAATCTAAAGCTGATGACCATTTATATGGATCTGCTCAAACAGTAGATACTTTTGGTCACCACGGTTTATTCTCAGTTCTTGAAGACAGAGGTAATCAAACTTCTGGTGTTACTGGTGTTAACGCTGCTACTGATTTAGCTGAATTTGACGCTATCTTAGCAGAACTTGATAAGAATGGTGGTATCGAAGAAAACATGATGTTTGTTAATAGAGCAACTGCTTTAGCTGTAGATGACATGTTAGCTTCAATGAATTCTTATGGAGCTGGTGGTACTTCTTATGGAGTATTCGACAACTCAGAAGACATGGCGCTTAACTTAGGTTTCAATGGATTCCGAAGAGGTTCTTATGATTTCTACAAATCTGATTGGAAATACTTAAACCAACGAGATGGTAGGGGTGCTATCAATGATGCTGCTGGCGCTAACGCGATTAGAGGTATTATGGTGCCTGCTGGTACTCAGTCAGTTTATGACCAAATGTTAGGTAGAAACTTAACTCGTCCATTCTTACATGTTCGATATAGAGCTTCTGAAACAGACAACAGATATCTTAAAACATGGATAACTGGTTCTGTTGGAGCTGCTACTTCTGATTTAGATGCGATGGAAGTACACTACTTATCTGAAAGATGTTTAGTTACTCAAGGAGCAAATAACTTCTTCTTAATGAACTAATCGTTTATTATATTAAAGACCGGGGTTTCGGCCTCGGCCTTTTATTTTTATTAATTTTATTATATATTATATTATGGCAAAAAAACAAAAAACAAAAGTTGAGGTAGAAGAACCTCAAATTCAAGAAGAGGTAGCGATTAAAGCACCTCCAGTTGTAGAAAAACCAAAAGTTACAAAGCAACCAAAAGTAGAAACACCGGTGGTAGATATTTTAAAACCAGAAAAAGATAGTTGGGAAATAAAAAATAGAACTTATGTCTTATCAAACGGAAACAGACCTCTAAGTAGATTAATAAAATCTGCTAATGTTTATTGGTTTGATAAAGAAAAGGGATATGAAAGAGAATTAAAATATTGTGAAAACCAACAAACTTGCTTTGTAGATGAAATGAAAGGAGAGCAAAGGTTGTCTCATATTATATTTAGGAATGGCGTTTTAGTTGTACCTGAAAATAAAACGGTTTTACAAAAACTTCTTTCTTTATATCATCCTCATAGGGATAATATATTTCACGAGTTAAAACCTCAAGTGCAGGCAGCTAGTCAAATAGATAATATGGAACTAGAAATTGACGCGTTAATAGCCGCTAGAAACATGGATATTGATATGGCAGAGGCTATAATGCGTGTAGAAAAAGGTTCTAAAGTATCAAGCATGAGTTCTAAAGAGCTTAAACGTGATTTATTGATATTTGCTAAAAGAAATCCTAAACTATTCTTAGATTTAGTTCAAGATGAAAATGTAATGCTAAGAAATTTTGGTATTAAAGCAACAGAAATGGGGATAATTAAATTATCTCAAGACCAAAGAACATTTACTTGGGGATCTAATGATAGAAAACTAATGAATGTTCCTTTTGATGAACATCCTTATTCGGCTTTAGCCCAATGGTTTAAAACCGACGAGGGAATGGAGATATTCTCCAATATTGAAAAACGATTAAACTCGTAATCAAACTGTAGAGGCAGTCGCCCTACGGGGCGATTGCACACTACAAAACTTAAATTATATGGAAAACAAATCAAAAGGACTAGGCGACTCAATAGAAAAAAT